CTCTACCAGCAGCAGCATAACCAACCTTCTGGGCATAACCCATCTCTTTCCAAGCCTTATAAAATTTGGGTTGGATTCCCAATGCAGCCCTAGCTAAATTTTGAGCACCTTGCATGCCCCTTCCGACTATTGCTGGTATTCTCAAATAGTTTATAGCCAATAACTCTGGGTCTTTAACTATTATACCCGCTAAAGCACCAATCATATAGAGTGGATTTTCTGTAGCAAAATCCCATGCTTGTTTTAAAGATTGTAATGTAGTTAAATCTTCTTCTTCAAATCCATATTTTTTTTGTACATCAGATACATCCCACGCACCACCCTTGCCTAACCATATATTATCATACGCATTATCCATATCATGTTCTATAGCATCCAACATGGTTGAATTAGCAATTCGGTCTGCTTTATCTGCATCTGACAATTCACCAGCTTTATCTAGTGTGGCATAATATTTTTCAAGAGCAACAGAATCATACCACCCTACATACTGACCCCACTCTGCCATTTGGTCTTGTTTCCATCTTGCCTTATGGAGTACCTGCTCATCCATATCAAGTTGTATAGGTGCTCGTTCTGGCACAGAAAGACCAAGCCGCTCCTGCAAACCTTTAACTGCTTTTTCTCCAGCCGTTGTAGGCATTAGTCCAGTTCTGAGTGCTTCCTCATACTCTTCTTTAGTAATCTTATGTTCTCTTAATAACCTTTTTAAATGAGTAGAAGGAACATTTTTGTCTTGCCACACTCTATATATCATAGATTTAGATTCATCAAATCCAATTCCTAAAGCATTTATATCTCTATATATAGGAGCAGTATCTATAAAATATTGTAGAGTAGCATCTTGTGCAGCTTTAGTTTTACTAGAGTCTACAAAAACTAGACCAATGCCATCTACCCAAGTATTACTCATTATCTGTATATTTCCATAATGTCATCCACCCAAGTTCTAGGCTCTTGATTCATAGCCAATGTTTGATTGGTGTTGGTAAGACCAGAAACTGGAAAGGCTGAAGCACCACTTAACGCATCTCTTAAAGAGGCTTGGTCTTTTTCTTTTAGTCCTTTCTTTTTTATACTAGATATAACAAAAGTTTGGTCTTTTAAGAATTGACCAGCAGCAGTCTTACCCTTTATATTAACAAATTTTTCAAATTCTATTACTTGCATATCTGGGTTGAGTAGAATTTGGTTCAGTATTTGTTTTGTAGAACCTTGTGCTTGAAAATCAATAGCCCAGTTTTCAACTTCACCTTCTAATTCTGCTTTAGCTTCATTAAAATCATGTTCATATTGTCTATGCCAAGCACTTTCTCTATCTGTGCTTTCCATTGTAAAAGGTGTTCCCCATGCTCCATAAGTAGTACCATCGTCAGCGTTCCAACCACCATGTTGCATATATCCATGTATCATTTCTTTAGTAACCATTTTATTACTTAAAGAAGTTTGCAGATTTGTATACATTTGTTGGCTTGGTGTTTCAGCTGCTAATTTAGCTGCTGCTGAACTTGTTTTAACTGCCTGTAATTCCATAGCAGCCTGTCTTACTTTCATAGCCATATCACCAAAACCATTTATTCCTAAATCCTCGGCAAGTGCAAATAGTTTCTCTGGTGTGTCTGGGTCTGGATGTTTCTTTTGAAGTTCATCAAGAAGATTCTGTCTTTTCATCATTGGATGATGTTGTGTCAGCATAGTATTTATAGGTGTACCTCCTCCAGCGGCTTGATAATAGGTACTTGCTTGACCCATACCATAACTTGAAAGTTGCCCAAGTGAAGCGGCTTCGTTTAACAAGGCATCATTTAGTGTTGCTTGTGTACTATATCTATCTCCAAACAATCCACTTAAATCGCCATAACCATAATTTGCCATTATTTATCTCCTATCCAAAAAGTCCACCAAGCAGTCCGCCACCGCCTCCACCACCGAGAAGCATATCCCAAATACCCTGTTTTTGTTTGGCTTTACCCATACTTTGTGCTGCTTGTTGTCCAAATATATTTGCAGATGCTCCAGAAACACCTGGGATATTACCAACTGTACCACCTTGTCCATATTGTGCACCAGCCTGCATCATTGCATTTTGCTGACCAGCCATAGTCAAAGCATTAGATAAATCCATTGTTTGTCTACCTCTTTCAGCATCCAATATTCCTTGTGATTGGGCTAGGGCATTGGCAAGTAGTTGTTGGTTTTGTCCACCTATACTTGCTTCAAGTCCACCTCTTTGTGCAGCACCACCAGTAGAACCGAGCATACCTCTGGCGAATAATTGCTCATCCATAGCTGCTCTCGCTTCATCTTGTTGTGGCTGTAGTAATGCTTGTTGTTGATTGTATATATAATTTTGTAACTCTTGTGGGCTACCAGACATTTGGGCAACTTTATCAGCAGTTAGCCCCGCTCTTCCAAGAAGCGCATCATATTGTGCCTGTAACTCTGGAGATAGAGTTTGTGTTAATTTTTTCCCTTCTGCATCAGCAACAGTTGAACCCAATGTTCCATAGGTACTCCATGGTGTAGTCATTTCAGCAATCTTATCCATTAATGCTTGTTGTCTTTCGTAGTCAGCTTCAGCATAACCTATATTCTTACCACCACCACCACCACCACCTAGTAATCCAATGGGAAAACGGAATGGCACTTTCTGCCCACCTGTTTCTACAGGTCTTGCTAATGAAGGTCTACCACCATAATCTGCCCATTGTGCTGTTTGCTCGGCAGCAGTTCCACCTCCACCAGAGCCAGGTCTACCTGTTACGAGCACTCCTGAACCTGGTGCTGGACCTCTATATCCTGGTGGTCGTGTCCAACCTACTGGGCCTTGTCTTGTTGCCATATCTCTATCTCCTAATTATTATGCTGTTCTTTTCCACATATGTACTGTTACACTTGGTTGTAATACCGAATGTGAGTGTGAAGGGGTTGTATGCGTATGTCCACCACCACTACCTGCTGATGAAGTATCTACCTGATATGCTCTTGCTGTAGATACACTTGATAAATTTCCTACTTGCCAGTTATCTCCATTATCATAACTGCCTGTAGCGTGTTCACCTCCAGCCACCTTATGACTATGTGCAGCCAAATCTGCTGCTGTACTTCCAGAAGTTCCAGAACCTCCACTTACTGATTCAGCACCAAGACTTTCATCGAGTGCATCAAATGTACCACTAGCCTCATAACCTACTAGAGCTTGACCTGTTGCATAAGCAACCCAAGTACCGAATCCAAGAAGTGTTCCCGGATTTGTAGCAACCGCCATATTCATATATATAGAACCAACTGGATATATGTAAGTTTCCAATACATTCTTAACAAAAGCAGTAGTGGCTATCTGTGTCGAATCTGTACCTACTGCTGCTGTTGGTGCTGCTGGTGTTCCTGTCAGAGTTGGCGAGGCTGCATCTAGTTTTGAGTTTACCGCCGTCTGTACTGTAGTGAACTCCGTATTGAAGTCATCTCCAGATATTACCTTGTTTGCATCCGAGTCTGAAAGGGCATCCTTTCCAGACCAAGTAACTGCTAATGTATAATCACTCATCGTATCTTCCCTTGTTTATGTAATAAAGTTAAAGTTTGTAGAGAGGCATCCTTTCCATTACTCTCTATATCTATTCCTATCTTGATATTCTTCGCACTACCTGTAAGTGGTGTCCTATATTCTTTCAATCCATATATAGGTTTATATAAAGATGAAGCTGGGTGTGTTGCTGCAACGTGTGTATGTGATGTTGTTGTCGCTCCATATAAAGAACTAGATGCTCCCCATAAGGATGTACTACCAGTTGTTACAGGATTCAGTAGTATTGAGGTTATTGTTGATGAACTAGGACTAAAGTCTTTATACCACCTTAAACCCATTGTCGCACCAGAACCACCCTCTAACACCATAAATAATCTCTTCAATAGAGATGCTGCTACAGTTTCTCCTAAATCTACCCATGTTGTTTCAAAGCTCCATGTATAGGAAGCATTTGTATAAGTGGCTGCTCCTGCCAAGTCAGTATCATAATAATTCTCATAACCAGCAATACCACCATCTTGTTGTCCTACAAGCAGACCGCTATATAATTCTGTATATATCATTGATGCGGGTTCTCTATCATCATCAAAAGTCCATGTAGTTACTCTTGGAGCATCATTAGGCGTTCTATGCTTAAAGTCAAACACATAATTGATATTCTTTGCAACGAAAGATAGAATGTAAATACCCTCATTCTCAACATACACACTCTTGACATTTGTACTTTGACCTATATTTCTAATAAGTCTATCTTTAATATTAAGCGAGAAATCTTGTAATGGTAGTTTGTCTTTCTCAGTTGTTCTGGCTAATGAGCGTAGTCCTGTATTAGATAAGAATACTAAATCATCACCAATAGCCTGTACTGTATCTCTTGAAACCAGACCAACACCCCTAATAACCTCATTAAGTGCTATACTTCCAATTACACTTGGACTATCATAGATTGCAATATTATTTTTACCAAATATAACCAATTTACCAAAGAAGGGTGCTATTGCAATAATTTCATCAGTACCCCATACAGTTTTTAAATCTATAGAACCACCATTTGAAGCACCATTCTCTGCTGTAGTTCTAAAATCATCACTATCTAATAGAGATGAATAATGAATTACATCCTTCTCTTCTTCAACTCCTCCGACCCACATACGACCATAATAACCCATACCACAACTAGGCTTAAATTCACCCGAAGTTACACTAGAGGGTCTATGTGTATTATCATAAGCTGCCCATTTAACACCAGAACCCAAAGAACCATCATATCTTTGTGGTGCAATTCCAGAATGAAATGCGTTCAACCTATTGTTAAAGTTTACAAACTGCCAATCGCCTGTTGAGCTTCCCACAGTATGTTTGGTATCATCATCACCAGTAGGAAATGCTGAAGCAGGTGAGGTAAAATCTACTGTATATATGGAAGTTCCATAACTAGCGAATATCTTGTTCGTACCTTGGTCATTATGCTCTACCATAGAACCTATCGCTGTATCACTAGGAGCAACCTTTTGCTTTAATCCTTTCCTGAAGGCAATACGACCAGATTCTCTAAGAACAATATTCTCTGCTTTAGTTAGCCATGAGTGGTCTAAAGTTGCAGGGTTGCTCTGGGTATTCAACCCATTAAGACCTAAATCTTTTAGGGGTTGGTATGTAATCTGTTTAGCCATTAATTAATATACCAATCTGTTTCGTATCTTGTATTGCCACTATCCAACATAATGGCTTGTTTAAGAGCCTCACTAGCTTCTTGAGCCATTAAACTAGACTGTGTACCACCATCTTCACCTCTTTCTGCAATAGCCCTTGCCCACGCACCTAATATAACTGGTTTCTCTGGAACGCTTAATACTGTATCGGCTTCAGCTAGGTCGGCTTGATACTTTATAATATCAAATGAGATAGTATGAGCCGTTGTAGGAACTGGTGAGAGGTCTACTTTTAAGTTATTAGAGGCATCACTACCATTAAATCCGTAGTACAATGGTTCTCCTGTGTTCTGTGATGGATATGTAACTGTATTAATATAGGTTCTGCCCACTTGTTTAAGGTGCATACCAGTAGTATTATTGATAGCATCCATAATCTTAATCTCTTGACCAGAACTAAGGTTATAGTTCTTTGTGCCATTTACAGTTGTAACATCAACTGTTTCTCTAAGATTAAGCCAATCATGTCTTTGTTCGACATGGCGTTTCGCATCATTAACCAAAGCACCTATTACTTTTTCATAAGCAGATAAGGTTGTACTATCATTAATATCGCCTGTCCAATCGCTATTAATTATATCTTCCCTTAGTCTTATTAATACTTCATTGATTAAGCCTCTAAATGTCATATCTTATCCTTTAATTATTTTGCCCCATACGGAGCATTTACCTTTAACAATCTCTATGGTTTCTAGTTGAAATAAATCATCATCAAACCAAGTTACAATGCCGAAAGCGTGATTCCAGTTATGTAATCTACCTTTAAGCCATCTATTCTTCTCGGCAGACATATCCTTTAAACAACCCATAGACCATGAGGCTATACCATCATCATCTAGTTTGGTATGTGAATATCGTTGTATGTCGTGTACATGACCATAAACAATATTTGCACCATACTGGTCAAGATGTTTCTTGGCATGATTAACTGTAGTATATGCACCATGAATAAAATTCAACTTACCTAGTTTTAGAACCTCATTCCATACTTTATAATCATATCCCCTTTCATCCCACTTACAAGCATTTCTGAATGTGTATTGGTCTAAATAAGGATTTTCTTCTACCCAAGCATCTAACCACTCATCGTGATTCCCAGCAAGAATATATTTTTCTTTGCAAGAAACTTTTTCTAAGACTTTATCAAATCTGTCAATAAATTTATTAACTTTTTTGATTTCCTCAACCATCTCTTTGAGTTGGTATTCTATTGGTGGGCGTTTTCGTCTTTTATACTGCCAAGCAGATACAGACTCCCATTCTCCAACATCGCCCAAATTGATAAATATGTCTGGTTTGACAAATTCTATCGCCTTTAGTACCACCTTAACCGCACTCTCCGAATGTATGGGGGCGTGCTGGTCGGGTACGACAATCGCCCTTCTCATGTTTACCTACCTTTTGCTAGTTGTGCTCCAAAGTAGAATTCAATTATCATTGTTGCCCATTTAAAAATTTCATCCATCTTGAGCAATCCTTCTACAGTTGCATATTCTACCACATTTGGAGTTAGCTGGATTCCTAAAAAACTAGCACCCTCTACTATTGTAGGTATTACTGTAGGTACATCAAAATACACCGGTCCTACTTGAGTGAATATAACTAAACCTAAGATGACAAATATAATTACTCGTCTATTCATAGCAGCCATAGGACTTTCTTTATCTGCTCTATCTCTCGCTTGATTAATAGAGTCATTCCTTACTTGAAGAGATTGAATCATTAACTTCTGATTCTCTGATGCTGCTTGACTCTTTAGAGCAAATAACTTAGCTACGAAACCCAAGATTATTGGAGCAATGTTTGTCAGGAACGCTATCATTAGTTTGTACTAATCTGGTATTTATGGATTATGTTTATCATCTGGTCTAACTTGGCATCTATCTTGGCGAACATCTCTTTATTGTCTTGCTGTATCGTCATAATCTGTTGTTGCATATTGGCTTGGTTAGCTTGCAATACAGCTACATCTTTCTCAATTCCTGTGATATATATAATAGCAGCTAATACCAATGCTCCTGTAGTAGCCAAGTGACTTAGGCTGATTGCTTTACTTAAATGCCATTTCTCACTCATAATAATCCTTATTTGTTTAAACCAAATGCACTACCCGTAAGTATTGCACCGAAGGCTAAGTGAAATAACCCACCACCCATAAGAGTAAAGGGATTGTGTTGTCCTGTGAGCTTCTTCATTAACTCAATTCTAATTAATGGGTCTTCAACGGTAGACATTATTTCCATAAACTGACTTATATCTGGTCTATTAAGTCCGTACCAAACTGGAACAAATAGAAAGTCGTAAAAGCAAATTAGCAGATAAACTGTTAGAGCAGTCCACCGCCAGTGCATTGTGGATTTTTCTATCTCTGTCATACACAGGGGGGCTCACACATTAAAGCATCAGTACCTATAAACAGAACCGCTATGAAAGCGATTACTCCAACTCCTATTGCTATTACTTTAATCATAACTGTATTGTTGCTCCTGTCCTTTCTGTTGCTTTTTATTCTTATTGCTGTCAATCAAATCAAATAGCTTTTCGTGTTGTCTTTCTATCTTGTTGTTCTGCTTGATGATTGTCTGGTCTTTGTTCTGCATCTTCTTGACATCATCTTTGAGAGATTTCAAATCATTAATAACATTCTCTAAGTCCAACTTCATCCTAACTTGGTTCTCAATAACCTCAGTCTTGTTGTTGGCTTGGAACTCGGAATACATAGTTTCTACTTTGGAATCAATCTTACTGACATACCATACCAAACCTATCGCTTGTATTGCTACTGCTAGAATTACTGCTATGCTTATCTTTCCGTTCATCAGTTCCACTTAAAGTTCTGTTCTACTTTCAATGTAGGGTTATCTATCTTCTCTAATTTTGAAGTAGCACTTACAGATGTAGTGCTTGGAAACATACTACAACCTGCGAATATTGCTACTAGAATGAAGCTCAGTATTATTTTCATTAAGAAACTTCTACCCAATTCGTTGTTGCCTCATCCCATCTATATAATTTTCCATCATCTGGATAATCTACAGGATATTCCCATTGACAGGTATCTTCATTAAGTGTGCAAGAAGCAAATGGTTTGGGTGGAATAAAAGCATCTCTTGTAGCATCGTAGGTATATCCTGCGCCAGCATAATTCTTTCTAAAAGGTGTGCCACCAAAAGAGTGTTCACCACTATTGGTATTATAAGAGGTTTGTACCCAATTACCACCAAATCCCTGATTAAGCATTAACGCTCCAGTTTCTTCGTGTTCGACACCATCAACTAGAATATCATTATTATCCACTACAACTACTTTTTCTACTAAATCGTTATTAATTTTTGCAAAGTGTGCCATATTATTTCCTATTGAAATTTATAACGAATGATAACAACGCCAGAACCACCAGCCTGCCCGACATTTCCATCACCACCCACATTTTGATGGCAGGCTCCACCACCACCAGAACCTGTATTTACAGTACCCGGTGTATGCGCCCGACCGATTTCACCGCCATCACCACCGCCTCCAGCACCACCATCACCAGCATTTTGAGTCACCCACGCATAAGGGTGTCCAGCACCAGCACCACCACCACCTGCACGGGTTACAGAAGAACCTGTGATTGAAGAGGCTAAACCATCAGCACCGTGACCAGCATTTCCAGTGGTGCCAGTAGTGTCAGTAACACCATCCCAACCAGTTGAATTACCTCCGTCACCAGAAGCACCACCGCCTCCGCCACTTTTTTGACCGCCACCTTTACCACCGTCACCACCTTGTCCTGATGTACCAGCACCACCATCTTGGACGTCAGAACCACCGCCTCCACCAGAACCACCATCGCCACCAGTAGCACCACCTTGCATACCTTCACCGCCAGCATCTGATGTGATGGATGAGAAAACACTATCGTTTCCGGGATTTCCATTAACACTATAACCAGCGGACGAAGCACCACCAGCACCGATAGTTACATTATAATCTTGAACTGATACGGATAAAGCAGACTCTAAAGAAGAGGAATCTCCTGAGTATGTATCTTCGGTGCAAGAATTTCTATAACCACCTGCACCGCCACCGCCTCCATAGTACATACCGGCGCCACCGCCAGCACCAGCAATAACTAAATATTCAACAGTATTAGAACCAGCCTCATTTCCTACAGCCGAAACAGAAAATCCATTAGCACCAGTTTTTGTAGCATTAAAGATATGGTATTTATAATTACCATCCGTAACTCCAGCGGCATCATCTGGGCCAGTTGCTGCTATATATTCTGGTGCGCCTGCACCACCAGAACCAAATCCTAATACTCTATATCCAAAAGGTGTCATATTATCTCCTTATGCGTCATTTAAGGCATCAGTAGTAAAGAATATTTTTACTCCGTGCAATCTAGCATCACCAGCCATATCGTCATTACCTGCCGATACATCTCTATAAATCCTAAAATAAGTTAAATCATCATCAGCAGGAGTACCTGCAATAGTAACTGCTGTACTTTCTGCTGATACTAATAATTCTTCTACTGCACTTTGAGCATCATCATCAACAGTAATTGCTGTTCCATAAACAACATTAATGGTTTCGTTATCACCCATTCCAACACCTTGTAATGCCCAAGTAACTCCTGTTGTAGCTGCCAATCCAGACCAAAATACTTGATAAGTAATCGTGCCTAGATTCCAAGACTTAGGAAATGCTACTGTAAATTGTGCGTGTTCATCACTATCCTTATCAAAATCAAGCACTTGCATATCTGGTCTGCCTGCTGTTGTTTCTACTGCTGCTATTGCTGCACATCCATTTGATTCAGTTGGATTCATTGCGTTTGCAGGAACATATATAGTTTGTTTACCTTCGCCAGCAATAACAGCCTGTCCAGTTGCTTTTGTATAATTTACGCAAGTTACAGTATTAGATGCTGTAGAGTAAAATTCACCTACATCACTTGCTGCTGTTGTAATATTTGCACCACCAGGAAGGTCGAGAGTTCCTGCTCCGTGTGTCATTGTTAATGCAGCAGCAAACTCTAAAAAGAAATGGCGGTCAGCAGCTACAGTCATTACTGAAAATCCAGTAGTTCCAGTGCAAATAAAATAATCTCCATCTGTATCTATAACTGTAGGTGATGCGGATGCTATATCCCCACCCTTCTGCATCTGAATGTAATTACCATTTGCATCTAAGAAACCACCTAATTGTGGTGAACTATCGCTTGATAAATCAGTTGTATTGGTATCTGTTGGTGTTCCCCAACTACCATCATCTTTTAGGAAATCACCTGTATCAGTACCTTTAGGAACTAATCCGTGCCTAGTTGTTGAGAAGTCTAAGTCTGTATTATCGTCTGGCGTTCCTAAATCATCTAATTTAAAATCACTAGCACTATAAGTAGTATTAGCATCAACAACCGCTGTGCCATCTGCTTTAGAATAGTTGGTACATCGATAATCACCAGTAGCATATTCAATAAACTCTGCTTCATCTCCTGCTGCTGTAGTGATATTAGCCCCACTAGGCAATATCAAATCAGTAGCATCGTGAGTTAAAACTAGAACACCATCAAAATGTAACTTGATTAAAGTGCCTACTCCACCAGTTGTGTTGATAGATGTAATGGCTGTCGTACCAGTAACATCAAAATAGTTGCCATCAGTTAATACTGCTAGAGCTGTATCTGAAGCTACATCTGCTCCTTGCGACCATTGAATCTGACTTCCGTTACAATCTAAATCTCCACCTAATTGTGGTGTGGTGTCAGATGAAACATCAACAGCAGCACCAGCAACAGCTGTACCATCTGCCCTCGTATAATTTATACATTGAACTGTATTAGCACCTGTCGATTGGAAGGTTGCTACATCCCCTGCTGCTGTCGTTATGTTTGCCTCTGATGGCAGGTCTAAATTAGTAGCGTGATGTGTCATTGTTAAAATGCCATCAAACTGTAATGTGAATTGCCTATCAGCAGCTACAGTCATTGAGGCGAAGTTGGTAGTACCTGTTACATCGAAGTAATCACCATCTGTATCAATAACCAAAGGATTGGCAGATGTTAAATCACCACCCTTTTCCGTTTGAATATAGTTGCCATTTACATCTAAAAAACTAAAGAGTTTCTTGTTTGCATTGGTAATGGTTACTTTCTTAGAAGTACCACCATCATTAATGAGTAATTCTTCTGCTCCATCTGGTGAGGTTAATGCTGATAATGCTGATACTTTTTTTGTTGCCATTATTTACTCCGTAATTATGTATGTAGGTGCTGATGAAACAGAGGACTCTATAACTAGATAATCAGTTCCATTCTCAAGTAGTATCTCAAAAGCAGAAGATATAGCAGGGCTGAACTCTCTTAACCATTGCCACCTGTTATTATATGCAGCAAGAGCCTTTCTCCTTCTCCAGAACATTACTTTAGACAAAGGTACGCCTCATCTTTCGTCTAGCTAACCTTCTTCTATCTGCTAAAGACCTTAGTTCCTCTTTAAACTCTTCGATAAGAGGTGAATACTTTGTGATAACTGGGTCATCTTTTTTCTTAGAAATCTTACCGCTAGGCGTACCCTCATACGAGCCACCTTTAACTCCACTACGAGAATCGCTTGGAGTTTTTGTAGTCTTGCTTTTAAATTCATATACTGTTGCCTCTGTCTTTCCTTTTTCGTTGTTTGATTTAAGTCCACCACCATTATAGGTGGGTGCTTTGCCTTCTGATTGGACACTATCCAATTCTTCTTTAGGGTCTAATAAACCATCAAGCATATCCATAAGAGAATCTAGTTCTGTTTCTTGTTCTGGTTCATCTGCAAATCTAAGAGCATTATGTTCGATGTATTCTTCTTCTGACATACTATCTTCATCTTCTGAGTCATAATTAAGCTTATAAGTTTCAACAAGCATCCTTGACCAGATTTCTCTTATCTTGGCTTTAAAGCGTTCTAGCTCTAAATCTGTACCAGTATGTTCTTCACAGCTGTCTTTAAATATGTCCACTAAACTTATTCCTATAATTGCCTTTCTTGTCTGTTTCACTAAGTCGCTTCTTCTCACGCATAGTCCATTGTGTATCTTTATTGCCAAAATGAGGTTTAACCTCATTTACCGAGAATACGAATTTAGCTTTCTCTCCACACTCGATACACTCTTTAGGTTCTTTTCTATCTTTAATGGAACACACCTCGTCAAAGATGTGTCCGTTTTTGCACTTGTAGTCGTAGATGGGCATTATTTCACTTCAATCTTTTTCCCCTTCTCCTCTTCTGGTTCATTAAGTTCCATGTCTACCACAAGAACCCCATCCTTGAAATTTGCACTAAATACCTTTAGGTAGTTCATCAAAGTCCATTGTCTTGTAAAAGCCCTTTGTGCAATACCTTTATATACAAAGCTATTAGTATTCTCCGTATCATCAGCAGAATTTCCAGTAACAGTTAGAGTGTTGTCTTTTACCTCAACCTCCAAATCTGTCTTTGCAAATCCAGCCAATGCCATTTCTAACTGATACTTATTGTCATCAATCTTCTTGATGTTATATGGTGGGTATTTAGGTATCTCAAACTGAGATAAAGATGATAGTTGGTCAAATATATTATCAAAACCTACTGTCAAATTTCTAAATGGGTCAAAAGTTGTTAAATTATTCATATTATTTCTCTCCTTTATTAAGCGAGTTATTAAAATGAGATGCTCATTGAGCCATCTCGGTTTGTAAAACCCCCCAGTTAAGGGGGGTTAGGGTTTAGCTATCAACTAGGTGGTACTACAAAAGCAACAACTGCATCATCACGCAATTCACGAATACCATAAATAGTATCGGAAGTGAATAAATCTCCAAGATATTCCTGTTTGTACTGTGTTTGTGAGCGTACACCCACTTGTTCTGCTAGAACCCAAGCATCTTTGTGCATTAGCACTCCAACACGCTCAGTTCCTGCACCGCCATCACCTGTGCCACCACCAACTTTACAGGTTGGACAGTTTGTAGATACATAAACACCTACACCATAAATCATACCAATCTTACCAGTACGAATTGCATCACCAGAGCCAATCATTTGTTGCTCGGTAAATCTTGGTGTAGCTAGTAAATCACTAGCACATACTGGTGGAATAATCAAAGAACGATTATCCATCGGTACATCTGCATTATCTAATAGCAAGTTAAAAGCACGAATACCATCATCACTAAGGTCTGCTTCGTTTGTACCACTCCATCTTGCCGAAATGCCACTACCTATATAAGCACCGCCAAAAGAGAAATCTGTAGTTCCTCCTCCTGCACCACCTGATTGGGCACTTTCTGAGAGATTCATTAGATGAGTATCGACTTGCTTACTT